TTACTGGCTTCCAAAGAGAGACAATCGCAAGAGATCTCGTAATGAAGCGTACACTCACCAACGGGAAGAGTCTCCAGTTCATCTATACTGGACGCACAAGTGCGGAATACCACACTCCCGGAAATAGCATACTAGGAAACAGTGACGGAACTCCACCAGTAGCTGAAAAAACAATTACAGTGGACGATTTGCTCATTTCTAGTGCTTTCGTATATGAGCTAGATGAAACACTAGCACACTATGAATTGAGAGGAGAAATTTCCAAGAAGATTGGATATGCTCTTGCACAAAAATATGATAGACTAATCTTTAGAGCTATCGCTAAAGGTGCTAGACAGGCTTCTCCTATTTCAAAAACTGGTTTCATCGAGCCGGGCGGTACACAAATCAGAGTTGGAGCAGGTTCTGACGCTGATGACGCTCTTGATGATGAGAAGCTAGTTACAGCTTTCTATGAAGCTGCAGCTGCACTAGACGAAAAGGGTGTATCTGATGACGGAAGAGTCGCAGTACTAAACCCACGTCAGTACTATGAGCTTATCAAAGGAGCTGGTTCTAACGGACTAATTAACAGAGACGTACAAGGTACAGCACTTCAGTCTGGTAACGGAGTAATTGAAATTGCAGGTATTCAAATCTACAAATCAATGAACGTCCCATTCTTCTCTAAGTATGGTACTAAGTATGCACCTGCATCTAGCCCATCAGCTTCAACTGACCTTGCTACAGTAGATCCCGGAAATACAGGATCATTCGTATCTGAAGGCATTGAAACAGCTACAGCAGCTACAGGTAACAACTATGGCCCTCGCCAAAACTATGGTGCTGCATCTAACTTTGCAAACACATGCGGATTAATCTTCCAGCGTGAGGCTGCAGGTGTAGTTGAAACAATCGGCCCACAAGTTCAAGTAACTTCTGGAGACGTTTCCGTGGTTTACCAAGGTGATGTCATACTAGGACGCATGGCTATGGGAGCAGATTATGTGAATCCAGCAGCTTGTGTAGAATTGTTCGCAGGAACAACTACAAAGCCAGCAGCTTTCTCATAATATATACATTTATACGGGGGCACTCGCCCCCCTTTTTTTTTATTATGGCAGTAATACCTTACGGAGTGTCTACCGAACTAGATGCTGTAAACTCAATCCTGATGAGCGTTGGAGAAACCCCAGTTAATACATTAACAGTGCAGAGCCCCGAAGTGGCTATAGCACAAAAGACTCTAAGGCAAGTCTGCCGTGAGGTGCAAGCTGAGGGATGGTCATACAACACAGAGAATGAGTATCCTATAGATACCGATAGTAATAATCAAGTTATAGTTCCAAACAATGTTTTACAAATGGATCTAAATATCTTTCAACATGGTAAAGATTATAACGTGGTTAGACGTAGTGATAACGGTATATCCAAAGTGTATGATAAAAAGAACCATACATTTACTTTTGAAAATTGTGATAAATTATATTTTGATATGATATGGATGATAGATTTTGAAGATCTACCACAACCATTTAAAGATTATATAACCGCTAGAGCCTCCAGAATCGCCTCTAACCGTATGGTAAACAACCCTCAGTCTGCTAAACTACTTGAAGGGGATGAAGCTAATCTAAGGGCACTAGCGTTAGAGTACGAGTGTAAACAGGCAGACCACAACATATTTAATGACTTCCAGTATCAACAAGATGCTAACACCGTATATCGACCATTTAAAGTACTAAGAAGAATGTAATGTCAGCAGTCAATCAACGTATCCCAAACTTCCTTGGAGGTGTATCTCAACAACCAGATAAAATCAAATTTCCCGGACAGCTTAGGGTATGTGATAATGCTGTACCAGACATAACATTTGGTTTAAAAAAACGTCCTCCTGCAGAGTTTATTGGGACTCTTACCAATGCAAATTCATCTGGTCATTGGTATGAAATCTTACGAGATGGAGATGAAAAATATATTGTACAAATTACACCAGCTAACACTGGTTCTATGCCAATAAGAGTTTGGGATCTAGCAGATGGGTCAGAAAAATCTTTGACAAATTCTAACGGAGATTCTATTTTTAGTTATTTGTCTGGAGCTACAGCACCATATGCAGTCACTACAATTCAAGACTATACTCTTATTGCTAACCCAAACAAAACTGTAGCTGAGTCCAGTGCTAATACAGCTGCACCTATTCTTAATGGAGACTATTCATATGCTAGGCTCGATACTGTTGCTTATAATACTGAATATATTTTGTATAGTGGTACTGCACCAACCCCCAACACATATTTTAGAGTCACTTCTGTAAAGGTAGATAGAATGTCTGGAGGTAATGCTCAAGGCCCAACCTTTGATGACACTAATGAAAATCAGAATAAATCAGGTACATTAACTTGGTCATTTTCTGGAGGATCTGCGGTCAGTACAAGCGGTGCTCAAGTAGGTGGTACAAATATCACAGAAAATATTGAAGGCAGTTTACAGGTAAACGGAAACAGTTATATTGCAAGTAACACTGCTAACTATCAAGGATCTAATAATGACGTTAATAATTTTTTAGGTTACACACAAAACTATGATGTACGTTATACAGCTACTGTAACATTAACTGACGGTGGATTAATTAGATCAACTAACAAAACAACTGCCGAGGGTTTATTTATTGATGTTAGTATGGAAGGTGAAACCTACCGTATTTCAGTAGAAGCTGTAGAACCAGTGATTACATATAGAGATGTATCTGGCATAGCTTATTTTAAAACACCTAAGAATCCAGATAATGGTACTCTTAGTATGGCTAGTATATTAAATGGATTAAAGAGTGCAGTTAACAGTAGTTTAGCTAACGTAACTGCTGAAGTTATAGGTAGTGGTTTGTTTTTAAATGGCACAGCTGCAGATAGTGTAAACTTTCTTGGTGGTGCTGTAAACGAAAACATGAGTGTTATAGGTCAAAAAGCACAAGATATTGCTAGACTACCAGCCATGAATAAACATGGTTATGTAGCTCAAATAGCAAACACGGCTGACCTAGATACTGATGATTACTATGTAAAGTTTATAGCAGATAACGGTACTTCTGGAGTTGGTAACTACGAAGAAACTGTAAGACCGCATAACTTTGCAAGCAATAGTGATCCTATGAAAGCGGGTTTAGACCCCGCAACGATGCCACATGCTTTGATAAACAACCGTAATGGTACATTTACTTTTGTAAAGTTAGATGAAACAACGGCTAATTCACAAGGTAATGAAAACTATTGGAAAGATAGGCTGGTAGGTGACAACACATCTAACCCTTTTCCTACATTTAAGGGTGGTACTATACAAGAAATGTTTTTTCATAGGAACAGATTAGGTATTATTTCTGGTGAAAACGTAGTTATGAGCCAGCCGGGAAGGTATTTTGATTTTTTTATTGTATCAGCAATCGCTGCTAGTGACGATAATCCTATAGATATAACTGTATCAGACATTAAACCTGCGTTTATTAATCATGTTTTACCTATACAAAAAGGTATTATGATGTTTAGTGACAGCGGACAGTTCCTATTGTTTACTGAATCTGATATATTTAGTCCTAAAACAGCTCGATTAAAAAAGGTTTCTAGCTATGAATGTGATGAAACTATACAACCTGTAGATCTTGGTACATCCGTACTATTTACATCTAATGTGTCTGCATATGCTAGAGCATTTGAAGCTACAATAATAGATGATGATACACCTCCTAATATAATAGAACAAACTAGAGTAGTACCAGAGTTCTTACCAAAAGATATAACTAAATCTACAAACTCTGCAGCTATAGGTATAACAACCTACGGTAAAAAAGGTGAGAGTGAAATATATCATTATAAGTACTATAATGCTGGACAAAAACGAGAACAATCAGCATGGTATAGTTGGACACTAACAGGAACAATGCACCATATGTTGTATACAGCTGGTAGTTTCTTTACTGTTACTTTACATGATGGTAGTTACAAGTTATGTAGGCATGAATATGTAGCAGACGCTGACAGCACTAGATCATATGTGCTAGGTACGGGTACTGTTGGTTCACCACTTGAGACTTCAAGACAGTTTGAGGCACACTTAGATAATATGACTATAGCTACAAACGTAGCTGGGTCAGCTCAAACAACTACAGCTCCAGAAAAAACTGTACTTACAATTCCATACACACCTGCAAATACTACAAATTTATTTATGGTAGGGTTGTCTGGTAACGACAGTGATGGTAATTCTATTGCTGGTACTGTAAGAGCAGCTGACGCTGTAGGAACTAACAGTGTTACATTTAATAATATTAACTTACATAGTGCAGCAAAAGTTGCTGTAGGATACAAATACACAAGTACTATTGAACTACCAACATACTATCTAAACGTAGGTCAAAATGCCTACGATACAGATGGAGATTTACGTATATCTGGTATCAACTTTGAAATGGGTGTAGGTGGGCCTTTAGAGTTTCATCTAACTTCACCATTTACATATGTAGATGCTAGTGGCAATGTAACCAAAGATATAGACGATTATGTACAATTTGAGTCTGGTATATTATCTGATTCTAGTGTATTTGATAAGCCTCCTGCAGACTTAGCCACAAGTGTAAGAGTGCCAGTACAACGTAAGAATGAGAAATATACTTTACAAATACAAATACCTGACCCCTTTTCTACTGCCATAATCTCAGCAAGCTGGGACGGCATTTACAACCAAAAACGACATGTACGAAGGTAAGTATATTCAGACTTGCACACCAGAGTTAGCTCTACGTGTAGGTCTGAACTTACGCTATGAAGATAGGCGTGAGGCAGAGGAGACTTCTGGTTTATGTGCAGAGGCTTCTATAATACAATCATATTATAATTCAACATATTCTGTTTACTTTGAGGTTCCCAACGGCAAGGCTGCTGGAGTGGCGGGCGTAACTCCACATAATGTAATTTGGATGTTGTGCACAGATGCAAGTACAGAGTATCCACATACATTTGTAAGAGAAGCGAGACGCTGGGTAAACAGTTTACTCAATCCTTTCTTATGTAATCAAGCAGATATGCGGAATGAATCACACATAAAACTATTAAAACTTTTAGGCTTTACCTTTATTAATTATCATGTTTACAATGGAGTCCCTCTTATACAATTTATAAAACCATGTGCGAAGCCGTTACATTAGGTATTATCTCTGGAGTAGCACAGGCTGGAGCAGGAATTATACAACAAAATGCAGCTCATCGAAATGCAGTTGCACAAGTAAATCGTTCTAATGCTATAGCAAGACAAAAGTATCTTAATGATATAACAATATCAGCCTTTAACGATCAACGTAAAGGTGAAGTATTTACAGCTCAACTACAAGCTGACGCAGCTTCTCGTCAGGCTTATTATAGACAGAGAGAAATCAATCAATTAGAAGCAAACAGATCGAGTGAAACAGCTCAACAAGAACTTAGAGAAAAAGTTACAGAAGCTATGTTCAAAAGCCAAGAAGGATTAGCTAAGGCTATCGAGGCTCAAGGAACTATCCTTGCAAGTGGACAACAAGCTGGTCAATCTATGATGCTACAACTAGCAGACGTAGAAAGACAAATGGGTTTCAAAAATGCCCAACTCAATGCCTCTGTATTTGATGCTACAAAAGCATTTGGTATTAAACAATTTGGTGTTGACCTTGACCAATATGGAGCAGATACACGTGCATATAACAGCATATCAACTACAGCTGCAATAGCACCATCCGCATCATTTAAGACTGTTAGACCAATCGAACAAGCACCTCCAGAAAAACCATCTATACTTGGCCCAATACTTGGTGGTATTGCATCAGGTGTAGGAGTCTACGGACAACTATCAGATTAATTAAATGTCATACACTAGACAAACTAATTTTACCAGATTTACAAATAGAAACGTCCCAGACGAATCTAGGGAAATAGAAAGGAAAGCTAAGGCTTTAGATAAACAAAGAATCGACACGGTAAATAATTACAAAGGAGCAAGCTCCGATCAAATTAGTGAGATGAATCGTCTATCTGGCCTACAAAAAATGGCTGACGATTTTGAATTACAAAACTTAAAAAACTTTACAAACAACTTTGCAAAGGCAGTTACTACCAGTGCTCAAGTGCTTGGTAAAGACCTTATAGAAACACGTAAAGAAAAAGGTGCTCAAGCTAGACAAGAGGACGAAGCTAGATTAGTAGAGCTTGAACAGGAAATAGCAGAAGCTAAAAAAGATACACAACTTAAGCTGTCTGTTATTGATTTAGAAAACGAAAAGAAAACTCTTGAAGATAAAATTAATCTAGCTGATTCAAGAAAAAGATTAGGTGCATTTGGTTACGGTTATACTAGAGATTATTTACAGTCTCGTGCAGAAGGTTTTTTGCCTTATCTTCTTAATGAAACAAGAGAAAGCACAGATATATTTAAGGCAGGTATAGGTGAAGAAGGAGATCCTGACTATGTACCTCCTGTACTTATCAAAGACTATAATAAATTAAGTCTAGCAGAGAAACAACAAGTACATGCTTTTATTCAACAAAAATATATTAATGAAAGTAATATTGATGGTGTAAGTCCAAAGATAAGAGAAAAGTATCTTGATAGACACCTTGATAAAATAACCACAAGTTGGTTTGCCAAACAAGTAACTATAGCAGAACAAGAGATTGCATATCAAGAAATATCTGATTCTAACGATGACGTAGCTCGTGCATTTAAAGAGTACAACGCTGCAACTTTTACAACTGATATGCTAGATGATAACATCATGTTTACTCAGTTACAAAAGACGTTACAGATACAGTTAGAAACAAACAAAGATAGTTTTGCAAGAACAGGTCAAGTAGGTACATATACTGCTGGTCAACTAGCTCAAAATAATATATATTCTAATTTAGTACAAAACATATCATTAATTGATAATGATGCTGTTAGAGGTGTCTTAATAGAAAAGTTAAAAAATGCAAAGTTTGTAGTTCCTAGTAAAGGTACTAACTTAGCAACTTTAGAAGAGCACTTCCCAGCAAAGTATAACTTTAAAGAAATTGAAAAAGAGATAAATAAAAAGGTTAGTCAGAATAGACAAGTCAAACAACAGACTCGTAAAGATAATGCTGAAACAGAAATGTTTGAGTTAAAACAGCTTTTGTTTAATAACCCAGAACTAATAGATGAGTACTTACTAAAGAAAGAGGAAATTCAAAGAAAGTACGGTGATATTACCGAACTTAAAAGTAAACTTACAGATTTAGATGAGTACCCTGATAGATTAAAAAGTGGTATATCACTTGATAAATCTAAAGCATATTTTCAAGATATATCAGGTTTATATCCTAGAGGTATACCTAAAAGTTTAGCATCTAATTTTCATCCAGAACACTGGTCACAGTTAAAAGAAAAAGGTTTAGTAGCAGAAGAATTAACATACTTTGAAACTAACTCACAAGATGTTAAGAAAGATACTAAAACACTTCAAAATAAATTAGAATTAATATTTTTAAAAAACAACCCTTCTAAAAATAATTTAAACAAAGATAACACTACATTAACAAAATTAAAAGAGAATATAATTAAAATACATATTCCTCGTCAAATGAATATAATTGCTGCAGAGGGTATACCAGAAGGCACTGTTGATGTAGAAAAGTATTTGTATGATGAAGCAGTAAGACGTGTCGATGCACTTATAGAAACAGCAAGAGACGCTCAAACACCAGCAGATAACCCTTTTAAATTAAATGCTAAAAATGAATTTGTGAATGCAGAGTCAGTAGGTAATAAAGCTGAACTAAACTTGTTAAACAGAGTTAATAAAGTTGTTGAGGTTGATAAACAAGTTGCTAATGGTATACTTGAAAACATGAACAACAACAATACTGCAGCAACAACAACTAATTTATTTGAAGGTAGTAATCTTAGTAAGGAAGAAATTGTAGCTAGACTTAGCCCTTTACCAATAGATGGTAAGTATAGTATTTTTCCTAAGTCAATGATTTTTGCTGCAAAGGAAGATATGACTGGTAAAACTGTGCTTGACATTTGGAATCATCAAAGAAGTTACTACGGTTTACCTGAGATTACTAGAGAGCAACTAACTCCAGCAGCACAGCAAGCATTAACTATAATAGATACCTTAGATACAAACACAATTAACTTACTAAAAAGTGACAACGCTAAAGACTTTGCTACAGGTATAGATAAGTCTGGTCTTGTTTCTACACACCTTGTAGCTACCTCTGCAGGTGATTTTGATGTACCTCAAGGTTTTGTTACTTCAGAGTTAGGTAAACTAGATGGTGTAACTTTAGAAGATTACAACGCAGAAACTGAGGATGGTGAGGAGTTGAGAGCTAATATAAAAATGTCTTATATAAACAAAGTTATAGCAACAGCATCTATAGGTAGTGATAACAAACTAGAAGTTTTACATAGAGTTCATGCACTTCTTAAAGATAAAAATATGGACGATTGGAAAAAAGACATAAGATTAGAAGAAAGCGGTGTAAACTTTGTAAATAATTACTACTCAGGTGGTTACTCTGGAGACAAATATAGTCATGCTATAGACATACAAGGTGATCTTAAAGTAGAAAGACGACTAGGTGAAGGTAGTAAGTACATTAGAAATGTAAAACAAGAGCAAGACCTAATTAAGAAAGAAGAAAAAGAAAACAGCTTTACTAATGATGAGGACTTATACAACTATAGGACTCAAGATCTTACAGCTATAAGTGTAGAACAAATAGAAGATAAACTAGAAGATTGGTTAGGCGAAGAACCAGATAAATTTGGTGGTAACAAAAATAATGTTACACCCGAATGGGCTGACTGGAATCAAAAGAAACAAAGATTAGAGTCACAAATAAGAGTACTAAATGCTATAGAACAAGGAGACGCTAGTTTTGGTTTACGTGCTAGTCAAAAAACAGATGCTACAGTTCAAGATGCTCGTGTATTAATACCAGCATTTACAAGATTACCAGCTTGGATTAAAGATGGTCGACTTAACCAAGATATTGTTAATGTTATTAGTCAAGAAAAATTTGACGAAATTAAAGCAAAAGTAGTTAAAAAATTAAACTTACCAGCAGCTCCAGATGCTTTTTCAATGGCATTCACTTTTTCACCAATTAAAGGTAAAATGGAAGAAAGGTTTACAGAAGAGTTTTATAAAGAGTTAATAGCATTACCAGAGTTCTTTACAGGAGAGGCATACTAATGGATCCCAATGAAATAACGAATGAAATTGCTGGCATTAGTGACATCCTTGAAGCACAACAAGGTAATGTAGATGGTGTCGGTATAGATTTAGATGATGCAGAGGCAGAGGCAGGTCAAGCTGCACAAGAGCAGTTAAGAGGAGAAGCTCTAGAAGAAGGTATAGAACCCCCAGATTCTACAGATCAGGGGTTTGTACCAGATAGTTTAGGTCAGTTTGTATCAGAAACTGCTAAGGCAGTTATTGGTGGTGGAGCTGACGCTATAGATAGTGTAGGTAGTTTTCTTGATTTATCAGGAGATACTATACAAACTGCTATAAAAAGTGTGTTAGGTGTACAAGATGCTAAGAACAACCCATTTTCTAAGGATTATGAGTCAGGTGCTTGGTGGGATATACCAGATCAAAACGTACCAGAAAACAACTCAGGGTATGGTAAACTAGCTAGAGGTCTTGTAGAGTTTGGTCTTTTATCTGCTGTTACAGGCGGTATAGGAGGTAAAACTATAGGAGCTGCTAGATTTGGTACACGTATGTCAAAGGCAGCTAGAGTTGCAGGTTTTGGTAGAAAAGGTACAAAGTTTTTAAAGGTTGTCAACAAAGGTGCTACAATAGCTGGCACTGGTACAGCAGCTGACATTGTTATGCAAAGTTCAGAAGCTGGTAACATAGCTAACTTAGTAAATGAGTACGCCCCCGGCATACCGTTTGTTGAGGCTTTAGCAGTTGACCCAGAAGAAGATACAGTATGGATTTCTAGAATAAAGTCTGCTACTGCAGGTGCAGGTATGAACGTGGTAGGTCATGCTTTAGGTGCAGCTATACGTGGTCTATATAAAGGTGCAAAACACTTTAAAAAAACAGGTGACGTTGTAGAATCAAACAAGATAGTTAACAAAGAGTATGAAAGTAACTTTGATAAAGAGATTATCAAGGATGAGGATGCACATGGAGAAATGATAATTAGCAGAAGATCTGAAGGTAAAGGTATTGAAGGTAGAGTGTTTAGAGAAGAGTACAATAAAAAGTATTTACCAAAAGATGATTTTCAAGAATATCTAGCTATAAAAAATGGAGAGCAACCTTCTCCAAGAGTACTAGAAACACTAAAACGTAATCATCCTAACCTTGATACAGCTACAGAAGATCCCAATGTTATACGTCAATTAGCACTATCTGATTACGATGATCTAGTAAACAGGATAGGTGCTAGAGCAAAAGACCCTTGGATACCAGAACAAGGAGCTAGTCTATTTCAACTAGGTGAGCTAAACCTAAATGGTGCTGACGAGTTTATTGATGCAGGTAGATTTAACAATGCAGAGAAAGCTACATATCGTCCTACTGCAGAACCACAAGATGTTGTAGAGCAAAACCTTAGAGAGTCTGTATCTAACAAACGTATTGATGGTATGCCATCTAGCTCAAGTCCTTTATCTACAGAAGCTAACTTTAGAAAACTTGCTCGTGGTGATAAAAATGTACTAGAGTATGTTAAAGAAATAGCTGACGAATTATCAGAAAAAATTTTTAGAGGACAAACAGCCTTAGATACACTTGGTAAAAAGTTTAGTTATCAAGAAGTAAGAGATGTTATACTTGACCAAGCCAACAGATTGTACGCATTTTTAGAAGATGGAGAGGATGCTGCAAAGGCAATGAGAGAGTATTTACTAACAGATTCTGGTAATAAAATTATTTGGCAACATGATGGTACTACTATAGTTACTATAAATGCAGCCCAAAAAGCAGCTACACAACTATTAGTACATACTTTAGGTCGTCAAATACACTCTATTGCTACAGGTGCTACACAACTACCTAAAGGTGTAAGTATAACACGTCAAACAGATCAAATGTTTGATATGATGAAGGTGTTGATGATTGAACAGAAAAAGTTAGCATACCTTACAGGTAACGAGCTTTTACAACAACGTAACTTTGTTCTTGATGATTATATTAGACAAAAACTAAACAAAGGTATTTCTGATATAGTAGCAGATCAAGAGTCATATTTTCAACATTTACGTAAACTAAAAAAAGATAACCCTGAGCTATACAGACATTTACATACAATGCACCAACTATCAGGTGGTGTAGTTACACGTCTTGAACATATACATGACTATCTAAGAGCTGTTATAGGTAGAGGAGGTCTTGGTAAACGTGTAAATGGTCAGGTTGTTACACCTAGATTATTGAACGAACTAAATGCTGTATACTACAACTCATTGTTAAGTAACATACTAACACCTATCAAAGCTGTATTTAGTACTAACCTTATTGCTACCTTACGTCCTTTACAGGCTTGGGGTGGTGCTATGATTAGAGGTAATCGTAAAGAAGTTGCACTAGCAGCAGCACAGATTAACGCTCTTGGTCAAGCATACAAAGAAGGTTGGCAGATGTTTAAGCACAACTGGGAACTAGGTCTAAACAGACAAAAACAAACCTATGCAGGTAAGTTTAGTGTAGAACGTGATTTAGCAGACTACGAGGCTTTAGCACCTTTTTATGCTAACTACGCAAGTAAATCTGAACGCCAAGCATACTATGCACTAAAAGGTATTATTGATTTTAATACAAGTCCATATGCAAGGTATAGTACAAACCTTATGGGTTCTGGTGACGCTTTTGCTAGAACTGTTATAGGTCGTCTTGAGATGCGTATGAGAGCTGCTAGAGAAGCCTTAGACGAAGGTGTAGATTTTAAAGATCTAAATAAAGTAGCAGCAAAGATAGAAGGTAAGTTTAGAAATGAAATATTTAGTTTAGATAAACATAAAAAATATGTCGTATCAGATAAAGCAGCAACTTTAGCTGGTAATGATGCAGCCCTAACTACTGCACTACCAGAAACATTTAAGGCATTTGAAAATTTACAGAAGATGCCGGGGGGCCCTTTGTTCTTCCCATTTGTACGTACAGGTTACAACGCTTTACGTCTTACGTTTGCACATACCGAACTAGAAAGATTTACTAAAAGGTTTGATGATGTAATGAACGGAAAGAACCTAGAGTTGTATGGTATACGTCCAGAAGATCTAGAAGGTGCTCAAGCACTGATGCGGGGTCGTATGGCTATGGGTAACGCAGCGATGGTGATGACAGCTGTAGCAGCTCTTAGTGGTATGGTTACAGGTGACTTACCTCCAGACAAAGAAACTAGAGATTTGTGGAAACTAAATGGTATACAACCAAACTCTTTTACAATTCCCGGAACTAATACATACGTATCATATAGAAACTTAGAACCATTCAATACTTTATTTTCATTAACAGCAAATGTCTTTTCTAACACACACCTACTAGGTGAGGACAAGATGGACGAGATGGTAGAAAAAATTACCTTTATGTTTGCGTCAGTACTTGTTGACAAGTCTATGCTTGCTGGTGTAGATGATCTTGTTACACTACTAAACTCTGATAGTACAGGTAGTCAGCTAGAAAATACTTTAGCAGGACTTACACGTAGAGCATTGCCCTACTCTGGATTATTAGCAGGTTTAGGTAAGATGATGCACGCACATGAGGTAGAGGCTAACACTTTTGCAGAACTTTTATTTAAAAGAGATCTTGCAATGAAAGAAGCACTACCAGCTAAGTATGATATACTAAACAAAGATCGATCAGGTGTTAAGTTTAATCCTAACCCTAACGTACCTTGGTTACGTATATTTAACGGTATATCTCCTATTGCTATTACATATCACGATGGCGACCCTGTAAAAGAGGCGTTGATGCGTATTAATTTTAACTTACCAGAAGAGTTAACTCAGTATGGTGGTGAAGAACTAACATCTTTTGAAAGATCAGAACTACAAAGATTAATGTCTATGGACGTTGATTTTAGAAAAAATCTAGAAAATATTGTTAGTCAAAAATGGTGGCAATCAGCAGTTAAGGAGTATGAAGATCTAGGTTTGTTAAATAGAGATGGAGCAGATATAAACTTACAAGACTTTTACTATGTAATTAGAAATGAGTTTAGAGATGCTAAGGAACGTGCTATGTACACACTACGTAATACATACTCAGACCTAGATGATAGAATATTATTAAGTAAACAAAAGCAAATATTAGGTAAGACTGGAGATAGACAGCAATTAAAATATTTAATAGAAAATTTCCCTAAATAACATTGATTATCAATGGCAGTTACAACTAAAAAACAATTTCCTGCCACGACTAATGCTACTACAACAGTATTTAGTCCTGTCAGCATACAACTGAATAACCAAGATGATCTAGATGTTTATGTCACATTGTCGGGTGGTACTAGAGTGCTACAGCTACGCCAGTCTACTGGTAGTACTGCACAGTCTAGTCACCCACAGGTGAACAACACAGACGGATTATACTTCCCTGCAGTTTCAGCAGGTACAACTTTATACAACTACACACTATCCAGCGATAACAATACAATTACATTTAACTCTGCACTACCTCAAGGTGCAGTAGTATTTTGTGAGCGTAGAACAAGAGATGCAGACAGTGCATATACTAGCTTTGCTAGTGGTAGTACAATAAGAGCTACAGATTTAAACAACTCATCCACTGAATCTAATTTTACAGCACAGGATGCTAGAAACAAAGCACTGGATTTAGAAGGATCTATATTTAGTGGCATACAACCTACTATTGATGGTGTAGCACAACCATTTGTAAACAGTTCTAAAATTATAGATGGCAGTATTGCTACAGCAGACATAGCTGACAGTGCTATTACCTCTGCAAAACTAGCAGACGGCACTATAGTTACTGGAGATTTAGCAGATGGGTCGGTTACAACAGCTAAAATAGCAGCTGATGCAGTCAACGGTACGAAGATAGCAGATAACAGTATAGACTCTGAACATTATGTAGACGGTAGTATTGATACAGCTCACATAGGTAACAGTCAAGTCACTACAGCAAAAATAGCTGACAGTAATGTAACAACAGCTAAAATAGCAGCTGACGCAGTGACTGGAGCTAAAATAGCTGACGATCAGATTAACTCAGAACACTATGTAGATGGTTCTATTGATACTGCACATATAGCTGATGCACAGATAACAACTGCTAAAATTGTAGATGCTAACGTAACTACAGCTAAATTAGCAGCAGACGCAGTAAACGGCAGTAAGATAGCTGATGACTCTATAAACTCTGAGCACTACGTTGACGGATCTATTGATACAGCTCATATTGCTGATAGTCAAGTTACTACAGCAAAGATAGCTGATGCTAATATAACAGCAGCTAAGATAGCAAGTAACGCTGTTACAACTGACAAGATAGCTGATGGAGAGCTTACAACACTAGCTGGTATGCAGTCAACAACTGCGTCAAACCTAGCAAGTTCTACAGCTCTTACAGCTACTACAGCAGAACTAAATCAACTTGATGGTATTACATTAGAAACTTCTGTTACTACAAACAGTGACACACGTATACCTACATCAAAAGCTGTAAATGATCTTGTATTGTCTGTAACAAACGCTCTTGGTGGTTTTGTAGCTATAGCAAACGAAACTAGCTTTCCAACAGCTAACCCTGACCCAAGCAACAATGCTGGTACAGTTGTATCTATATCACAACTTGCAAGCGGTCTTGCAGTCAACAGCAGTGGTGTAGCAACTATAACAAACGGTGCTGGTACAGGTAACACTGTAACTATAACTGGATTTCCTAGTTCATTGCAAAGTCAGACATTACCAGCAAACAGTGGACTACAGGTACAAACAACATCAACCTTACATACATATACATTCCACAAACAGTTAGCTAGTGCAGCCGATATACAGGCTATCAGTGCAACAGTTAACTCATTTTCAAACAGATACAGAGTGTCAGCCTCTGCACCTACATCTTCTTTAGACGGTGGTGATTTATGGTACGACACAACTAACAGTAAACTTATGGTTTACTCTAGTCAGAACTCTGCTTGGGAAGAGTCATCTGCGATTGGTAACTTCTTTATATCTACAATATCTAGCTCATCTAACACAGGTGGAGGCAGTGCAACAGCAAATGGAACAGCTTATAGATTTACAATATCTGACGCACCAGTTAGTGCACAACAACTTATTGTTAGTGTCGATGGAGTCATTCAGAAACCTAACGCTGGATCAAGCCAGCCAAGCGAGGGATTCGTTCTTGTTGGCAACGACATTATCTTTGGGTCTGCCCCTGCTAACGGTGCTAGTATGTTCGTTACTGTTATCGGATCAACAGTCGGAATAGGTACACCTAGCGATAACACAGTTACAACAGCCATACTACAGAACGGATCAGTTACAACTCCTAAGATTACAGATGCAAGCGTAACGACAGCTAAGATTGCAAATGATGCAATTAATAATAGCAAAATTGGTGACAATGCAGTTAGAGCAGAAAACATTAATCCTAACGCAGTTACTACAGCTAAGATTGCAGACGATGCAGTTACATCAGCTAAAATAGCACAAGATGCTGTTACTGGTACACAGATAGCAGCGGGTGTTGT